TGACGACCTCCTGTATATTCCTATCTATTCGGGCAAACGCTTTGTCTACCGTTCCGTCAACGTCATCCCACTTTTTAGCATAGGGTAGATTATTGGTTAAATAATCAACGCCAAATTCTGTAACTGTTGAGGCGGCCTGTGCTATTGCTGCGCTGCCCTGTTCATTGTCAAGTCGTTCAATTATTCCGGTAGCAGGTGAGCCTGTTGATGTCTGCCAATTACCCTTCAAACGCCCGGTATCAAAACGAGTATCTTCAATAATATGCTGAAACAAAGCTAGCTTAATCCCACGCGATGCCTCACCAAGACTTTCGCTTGTTTGCTCTGCCCACGCTGATATGTTTATGTTAGCCATTAGCGCCTAACCTGTATCTTATAGACTAAAGGCGTACCGGCTGGATTACTCTCGCCTATCATTATGGGAGTCCATGATTCACCGGCTATTGTGATAATGTCTGTCATTAATGGCTCAACAGTATCATCGATGACCAACTCTATATCTGTTGCTAGAATTCGTGTACCGTCAATTAAATGAGACTTGTACTGTTTAAGTATTCCTTTCGGTAAATAATTGGTTGGTGTTCCCGCCGTTGTAACACCAGTTACAGGGTTTTGGCTTTCACCAGTTTTGCGGCTAATAGTGATTACCTGCCCAAACTCAGCCAATAATTCTTTGGCCGTTGTTGCTAGGTCGCTATAAAGTGTCATCTTCTTTGCGCAACTAGATTTATGTTTGATGTGCGTCTTAATAGGCTGTTAAGTAATGCCCTTGCACGACTAGATCTACCTAACTTAACAGCACTATCCTGGCCGAAGTATTCAACCTCAATAGCACCTTCAATCAATTCCTTTTTACGTGTTCTTATAGGCTGCGGGTTATACAAATCAACACCTGAATTTATATCTAGTGCGATTGCCATCTGTGCCAGCCTTAAATTTCTTGGTATCTCGTCAGAATTCCATAACCATCCATCAGTCTCAACTAGACCCCTAGGCCATGCCATGGATTGATCACGGTTTAATCGATAACCTTTTAAGTTTGAATCATGGCTTTCGATAAACTGTGCTGACTCAATTAACTGAATATCAGCCGCCGCGTCATCGGCAATGGTCACACCTATTGCTAAAGCATAAGCAATGTATTCAGCGCGGGTAACATAGCTATCCGAGTTTGTAACCGCTGTTCCATTTTCGATGATTAACGCCATTATTCAGGCTCTTTATGCTCATCGTACAAAGCAATGTAATCATCTTTTAAGCTAGCTTCTGACCAATCAACACCTAACTCATCAAGTTGACTTTTATACCAATCAACAGTGCCTTCTTTTGGCTCTTTATCTGCTTTACCTACACCAAATAGTTCGTGCATTTCAGGATCAAAATCAGATTTATTTATTTCAACAGGGCCGTTTTCAGTTTCGATTGTAACTACTGGACATATATTTGACATTTGAATTACCTTTTTGTGAAATTATGGCAACCCGGCACCACCTTGGCACCGGGCTGGCTTTTACCTTAGCCTAGCAATGTTGCAACGCCCTTTGGATTCCAAACTTTGACATCGTAAACACAAACTACGTCAATGAATGCCGCACCATAACCTTCATAGAGACGAACATCGAAAGCCAAGCCTGAACGCTCATCAACAACCATTCTAGAGTCAACAGCAGCATCCCGCTCGCCGTTAGGCATAACAGGTGCGCGACAAACAACCTCAACGGATGAACGATTGAAAGCGATATTACGAGCTGAACTGCCAACTACTGTAATTGCCTTGGTAGCTGTACTCATAGCAACCCGAAGACCTGGATCTTGAATAGTGATTGTGTCACCAGCAGCAGGATTAGCACCGGCAAAGACTACGGAAGCAATAACGTACTTATTTGTATCACCTGCAAATGTAACAATATCACCAGCAACAACCAATCCAGTACCCGCAGTCGCTAATGTCAGAACTGTTGCACCAACAGCGTAACCAGTGTTATTAACAGTAGCAGAGGCCATGGCACCGGCTGTGAAGTCTTGAACCTGAGCTGATTGACGAAGATCTAAACCAGACAATGGCAAGATAATACCTTGACGCTGAATAGAATCAGTACCAGCAATATTAGCAGCAGCTTGCTTACCCGTTAAGGTAGCTCCAGCAGCAGTGTTCATAACAAGCGAGTTCTGCGAATCAGGCATACCGTTATCTAGCAAGATTTTCTTAGTAAATGTTGAATCAGTGAAATCGCCAGCAGTAGCAAAAGGAGTAGTTCCTGGTGTACCGTAAGCGCGACTTGAGGCCAGCATCAAACGTTGAGCTGTTAAAGTCTCAATTGCGTTTACATGAGTTCTAAGTGCTTGCTCTAACTGTTGACCATAAATAGTGCTATAACCCGCGCCCATATCAGCAGCGCGAACGTCCTCGCCTTCCCATGCAATTTTGATAGACTTATCATTGTTGATAGAAAAGCTATCACCAGTAATTGTCTGGCCTGATGGTGTAGGCATTGTCATTGATGCCGTTCTATCGCCTTGTGTAGCGGTTGGAACGATAACAGATTTGATTGTTTGGCCTTTGGCTGCGCGTTCTGAGCCGCCATTGATTGTTGATGCTGGGATAAATCCGACTAACTCACGACTGATTCGAGCTTTCGCAACGATCATGTCGGGGATTAATCCAGTAAGTGTTAATGTTGACATTTTGTAATCTCCAAAAATTTAGGGTTCCTGGAGTCAAAAAAAAAGCGCCCCAGAGTTGTGTACTCTTTAAGGCGCTGCCTTGTGTCCATCAAACCGCAGGTAATCAGGAGACTATGTTGCTATATGATAACTTACATATTAATTAATATCAACTATCTACCGGAACACCTCCGTCAATTACAAATGCATCCTGTTCAGCATTACTTAATGCGTTGAACTTACTTCTCAACATTGTTTTTCCTGTAGTCTTACCGCCCTGAGTAATTGAACCGCCACCGCTGGCTAAACTACCAATTAACAAAGGTGCAAAGGCTGGGTTTGACTCAATTTCTTTTTTTAAGTCATCAACCGACATAGCCGAAGGTTTACCCTGTGAATCCAGAACCCTTAAAACGGGCTTACCATCTTGGATCTCAGTTGTTAATCGGTTTTTAATATGCGGCAACAATACGTCAGCACTGCCAGGGATTGACATTTCAGCCGCCAACATAATCGCTTGCTGACCTGATGTAGAGTCGCTAATCATCTTCTGATAGCCATCTAATTGATGCGTCAGCTCAGTTTCGCGATTAGTATATTTATCTTTCCAGCTTTGCTCTAATGCTTCCATATCGCCTGATGTCTTAGCATTGTCTAGCTTAGTTTGTTCCGACAGTTTTTTGCCATCTGCCTTTTCTTTCAACAGCTCTCGGTTCTTTCCTTCAAGCGCTGCAATGGATGCCGCCATGCTTTCAAAGCGTGGGTCAGGTGTTGGCGCCACTGGCTCAACGGGTGCGACTGGTTCTACTGCTGGTTCTACTGGGTCTGCCATAATATTAATCTCTAGTTAGTCGGGTATGTTTGCGTTCATAAATGCTATCGGGTCAAGCTCTCGCATCTCTGCAAGTGTGATCGGTTTAAAGTTCTTATCAAGTTGAAGCTCTGCAAATCTTTGGGATGATATTCCGCCGTTTCTCAATAGCTTTCCGCGAGTTGGGCCAATAATTGAATCTTGAACGGCTGCGGGTTGGTTTTTTAGGAATTCATAATAGGTTTGATCTGCTGGAACTTCGGTTAAAGGCCCACGCTTTAATTTTCCATCTTCAAGATATGGCGCACGAGCTTTTTGCTCACCACCTCTGGATAATCGATCATAAGGTGCGCGTAATACAGCATTAATTGTAGATCGCTCTCTTATATGAATTGGTGGGCGAGGGCCTTCATTTAGTGGAAACTTTTGGTTGGAAAGCGCTTTGCATTGGGCTGATGTTTTCCCGTCAAGTATAGAAAGCCATTGAACAAACTCTACTAAGCCTGAATTTGAATTATAAGTAGATTGTCTTGCCTGAACTGCTGTGTGCTGTAGAGCTGTTCGAGCAATACTTTCCGCGTTTCTAGAGCTTACGTCAACAGCATCACGCATTGTTTTAATTACTTCATTGGTTGTTTGACCTTGGGCCGCTCCTGTCCTTAAAATATTAGAAACTTTTGTCGCTTCTTTGGTTGTGAAGTCTTTAATAAATGATTCCAATAGTTTGCCATTATCAGGCCCGGTTATCATCAAAGGTGTAGCAAATACAGCAGCGTTTAACTGTGTCGCACTTGGCAATGCAAAGCTGACTTTCTGAACCACGTTTTCAAGGCTGCGTACCTCAAAGCCCACTTCGTAATCAGCAAGCTCTTTTATCTGGCTTAATAGAACCGCTTCATATTCCTGCAATGGCGCAAGTAAAATCTTATTGATAGCTCTTAACTGTTTGTTTAGATCTATGCGCGTAAAATTGCTTACTAGTTCACCGCCTAATTGCTGGCCGATAACCTTTTTCATTTTAAGCAAGAAAGGTTCAAACTCTTTCACATAGCCGCTTTTTAACCGTTCAAGGTGCGCGGCATGTCGAGATGCTTGTAGTTTTAGCTGATCCATTATGAGATATGCGTAAGTTTTATTGAGCGCTTAAATATCCAGCTTTCACTGATGTCATAATTAATTTTTAGGATATTGCAAAAAAATATAATAGGAATTATGACCAAGTAATAAGACCATTTACATTCAACTTTGAAAACTATTGTGCTTATCTTCGCCATTAGATCACCTCAACTAAATCTAAAAGGTAACTTACAGAGTTAAACCAAAGATCACCAGTTAAATAGAATATTGCTGTGAATGAAGCAGCAGCAGAAGTTAGCAGCATAAAATAAACAAAAGAGATAGGTTTAAAATATAAGTAAAGAGTATTTTTAAAATATACAAATCGCATTAGATTACCCCTATTTATAATATTGCTTTGATATTTTTTTAACAACAACATGCACTGCTGTATTGGATATAGCCAAACCCAGTAATGTACCAATCATATTAGGCAGCACATCATAACCTATCGCATAGCTCCATAAGCCAATTAATACAGATCCTATTGAAGGAAGTATTAAAACAACAAAAACAGCTATTTTAGTTGTAATATTCATTAGATTACCCCTGTTTAATATTAAAATATTCTTGAATTTGGTTATATCCAATAGTTGTAGTTCTAGCCAGTTTTAGGCATTCTTCATTTGAAAGTCTAAAGGGAGGTGACGGATGATCATAAAAGAACTCTATTACTGTAGGAAGATCAAAATTAAAAATAGAAGCGGCATTTATTATTGCCCTTGCCTCGTCTATATAAGATTGATTATCAACCATCTGAAATCCTGCTGTCATCACATAACCCCTATTTAAAGGGGAACTGTAACATAATGATGCATTAATGGCAACTTAGTGTTGTTATATATTAATCTCATCGGATAGAGTTTCGAGATCCTTTTCGTTATCGAAGAAGCCTCTTTTTTGCATGTAGGTGACATACTCGCCAATAGGCATAGATCCAGAGATAAAGCCCATCATAATTGCTTGAAGCTCCTGGGGGCTGGTTTCTGGCGCGATAAAGTCAGTCGATAGTTCAACTAACACCTCATCACTTGCGCCCATAAACTGAGATGCCGACTCAAGCGCCGCTGTGTACGCCTCCGAGACGTTCATTGCTATCATACTAAGTTGTGAGTGTCTTGCTTCTTGCTCTCCTGCTGACTGTGTGGCTGTCTTAGCGGGGCCGGTTGGCTGTAGCATCAAAGCGCCCAAGGCAACCATCAATTCGACCTTATCGATCATAGCTTGCCTGACCACGGGATTAGGCGCGGCACTGGCAAAGCCAAATACACCACCCTCTGGCAGCATGATAGGATTACGGCCTCCAACATAGACGCCCTCTGCCTTCATATCGTCGAGTGTTGCCTGATTAAGTCCTGACATCCATGGTTGTGATTGCCCACTATAAAATACTGAATCTTCCCAGTCTGCTGAGTTGCGATAGTGAGCTATGTTTATATCTGATAGCCCTTGCGCTGGTGGAAGATCTATATTGTGGTCATTGTTTTCTGAACCGCAAAATTGAAACTGAATAGTATCAAAAGTAGTACCGGCTGAATCTTTCGGCGTGTATTCATCCTCGAACTTTTGCCACTTCTTCTCACCTGTCTTTTCTTTCCGCCATAGCTGTTCCGTGTAAACATTTTCCTTGCTGATGAATAGCTCGCGTATTTGCTCGGTTGGCTTAGTTGTGTATCCATCATCATCAACAACATTAACCGATTCCATGATCACGATTAATTCCATTATGACTTGTGAACCCCTTTGCTTTGTTCGCCAGTTGATAATGTATTGCGGTTCGATACGGCTGATTGTTGCGACTGCCTGACCTGCTAGAATATCGGCCCGACTTGCTGGCTTTTCTCGTTTTGGGTATGAAGTATATAAACCAACCCGGCCAAATCGATTAACATCATCAGCCGCAGCTTTCATTTGCTGATAAAGTGAGATACCACCGCCATCAATATTGGTTAGCATGTACTGTAATTGCGCTGGTAGTTCAATCTTGGGCTTTTTGCTGAACATCAAGCCGTTCATGCCATTCATAGTTTGGGATGTTACCGGATAGAAGACTGCGCGTTGTTTGTACGCTATATTTCTATCACCGTTATCAACGCTTAAATCACCAGGGTTTAGCGTGGGTATGTAATCGTCGAGGTTTCTTAACCGGGTACAATCGTCAATCATTTTCCAGATCGGTGATAGTTCAACCCACTGCGGGTGTTTAAAATCAATTGCCATGTCTACACCTTTTATATAATTTAGAAAATACCATGCGGGGCAAGTTATATGTTAAGCATAGCATAATGTAGCAAAGTGAGCACGAAAGCATAATTATAGCTAGTGCTACGGTTAAAGCCTGAAATATATAGTCTGTTATTGTCATCTGCTTCCCGAATATCTTAGTGTTCCCACTGCTGGTTTAATTATAGGCATAGCATAAGCTATTGGATAAGTGGTTGCGTCGTTCTGGTGATCATCGCCGCTTGACTTATCAGGTACACCATTTTTATCATACGCTTGCTGTTCTAGGTTCCTTGCTACTGTTGGACATTCTTTATCGTTTATCATTACCAGCTTATTATCCAGCGCCTTATTCATCGCCAATACTCGATCCTTAATTAACGGGTTGGAGTTGTTCCGATAAACCTTAAAACCAGCCGCTTCCATCAATGACAAATCTGATTCGCTTGCGTTATTGCTCTTTCTGTTTTTGCCAGAAGCATCTGGGTAAACTGTTATTTTATGTTCAGGAAACTTCTCTTTGATAACTTTAATGACTGCTGGTGTATCAAACAAATCGATCAACTCACCAACAGCATGCCAAACCTTATCACGTTTTACATAGATAGTTGATGCCATCTTGTCAACATTGAAATCCTGCCCAATGTATAGCGGTTCCTTTTCTTGTATCGTTTCGGTTGACCTGTTGCCTATGCGATTGTAAGACCTGTAGACAGTTCCCGCCGTAAGGTTGACAAACTCGCCCATGATATAAGCGCCTATCAATTCATCAGGATAAGTTTCTTTTAGAGTGTCGATGTAGTCATCAGGCAAGTATTCTTGGTTCTCATAGGTTGAAGCCTGGACCATAGAATATGATTCTGTCGGGTTTTCTTTGAATTTAGAATAAACGAACTTAAACCCCTCTGGCGTAGTTGTTACACTGATGCCGTTCTCTACCCCGTCAATCTTCAATCTCATCCTGGCGACAATTTTATTCCATGCAAGATTGGCTTTATCTTTTGGGAGTATGTCTATCTCGTCAACCAATGCGCGTGCAATCTTAAAACCTACGATTGATGCGGGGTTATCCATTGACCGACAAATGATAGTCCCATAATAAACACGGCCGCGATATAAATGTACTTCCTTATTCCCCACCTTAATGTCAACAGTAAATCCCATTAGGTTTGCGGCTTCTTCAATCGTTGGAAAGAATATATCTTTTATGTCTGAATAGGTCGGCGCAAAATAGCCTTGTCTTGTCTTTGGATTAGATCCAGCAAACATCAATAAGTCTAGGCAACCGCTAAATGTCTTTGAAGATCCAAACCCACCAATAAACGCCCGGTACTTTGTATTGAGCTTATTAAGGAATATATCCTGCGCTGCGTTAAGGTTTAGCATTAGTGATTTTAATTTCTGATTGTGCCTGCCTTACGTTGAACGTGTACTTTAACGGTGGGCTTTCGTCATCATCGTCTTTTGATGGCTCATTATAACCATGCATTAAATTAAGCTCTTTAACTGCTGATACTTTCTCTCCAGGCTTTGATCCGTCATCTTCTGCGATATCAGCCAGCACCTTTACAGACTTCTCTCTAGTCCATAATAACTTGCTTGAAAGCTCTTTCTTTAATTCTTCAATCCTTGACCTTACCTTGACTTGTGCTGCCAAAGATGATGACTTCTCCCATAGACTTTTGTTAGTCATTTTACTGGCAGTATATGACGCACGATAAGCATCAGTCTGATTCATACCATTAGCAATTGACTGTGCAAATACTTCTTGTTTACCGTTTAGCTTGACCGCCATTAACTAAGCCCGATCAATAGAAACAAATTGGCAATCTTTATAGTTAAATAATTTCATTTCTTCTTTTCTTTTGCTTTCTTGACTTTCACAATTGGATATTTCTTTTTGTTAGCCATTATTTTTACCTTATACGATTAGATTAACTAAGTGCGGTCAACAGCAGTAAACTTAACATTAAAATCTGCGCGTGAATTAGGAACTGTTCCAAATGTAATAACCGCGGTATATTCATCAAGTGCTACTAGTGCTAGATCTGATTCGATAAAGCATGAATAGTCACCAGGGGAGTTAAGCGTTAAAGCTGCTGGAAATGTTTGGCCTGAAACCTCTACGCCCGACTTATCAATTATAGACAATGATCCGGCAAGTGTTAAAGCTGCCTGCGTTCCATCAAGCGCCGTTAGTTTTGCGTTGGTGACTCTCAATAGCCCAGTATTGTCTATGAAAACATTAACGCGAGGAAATCCACTATCAGTAAACGCAGCCATGACTTTACGAGCTTGTAACAGTTCGCGAAATAGTAGCTGCGCCTTGACCCCATGCTGGTCTAGCTGATTCGCTGTAGGCTGTCACCTCTGTCCAACCTGAGTGGCTCGCCATTGTGTCAGCAGCTGCAATTGTTGGTGTTGCATCAGTTAATCCGATATAAAGCGTTGAGGCCACGATATCATTTTGAAGTAGAAAATCTAATCCAGTATTAACTATAAGATTCTCACCTTTATCCTCCCATTTAACATTGCCGCTTGAATCTTTGGCTGTCATTGTCCAGTGCATACTTGCTTTAGCGTTTTCAATACTCATTTTAAGTTACCTTTATTGTGCCTGTGATTGTTGGTATCAAATTTATTGTACCACCTATTAATGGATCTATACTAATTGTGGCCGTTATCTGTCCTAGCAGATTGGGATTAAGTACGCTCATTAAGTCTGTTGCAATTACTGACTCACTTATAGTTAGACTAAAAGCTGATGACCTATTGAATCTATCAGAACCGCTTATTGATTCTGCTATGCTTGATATTAGGCTTGCCCTGCTTGACGCTGAATCAGTTAAATTAGCCGACTCACCAATAGTCATCTTGAAATTTGCTGATATGCTCAGATTGTCAGAACTGGCGATTGTCTCGCCAATCGTTAAGATTATACCCGGCGTGGTGAAGCTAACAGCGTCTCGAGCTAAAGCGCTTAGGCTTTGAGTCAATAAACCTTTAAATAATGAGGTTGTAAGATCGTTAGCCTGTACAGCCTCTATCATTTCCTGAGATGTTGCGTACTGGCCTTGATCGATATCGCTAGCGCCTGCTGATTCGGAAACGCTTAATACTGCTGATAGTCTGCCTGTGCTTGTATCTGCTGATGCTAATGATTCTGAAATACTAGATACAAATCCTGCCTTTGCTGATTCGGCATCAACTCCTGCAATAGATTCGCTAATGGTCATCACTACTGTTGTACCACCACCGCCACCAACCCTTTCCCTAGCGCCAACGTCCGGCGTTGTAGCGTCGCGAGTTGTGCCGATTTGGTCTGTTGTTATACTGGCTATAGGTGTTGCTGCACCCTCTATTGCGGGCGTTCCCGTTTTTAATGCAAAGTCTTCACTGCCGGATGTAACACTCACAAACTGGTCTGATGCTTCTTTATTGATTAACGAGCTTGTATAGTCTGTAGTTGCGCTCGCGTCAGAAGATACGTTATTGCTGCCAGTAGGAGGCGGATTTTTACCAGTCCAAAAGCACTCAGATGTATCTGTTCCTGTATGTCCTATATATGTATTTCTGGTGGTTGTTTCCTCTCCTGCAACCAGTCCTAAATAATTACCATGTATTAAAATAGAACAGTAGTCTATGTCGATTTGTGCTGCTTGGCGTACATCCATAAATCGAGTAGAACAAGCTGCCGTCATATTGATAAAATGCGCTATTAAATTACTTTCCGATCCCTCAATTAAGTAGCCATTTGACTTATCAAAGTTGCTGCCCACATGACAGTTCTTTATTACAGTTAAGTTGTCGCCCGACAATCTTGAATCTGTGAAATCAATAGCTCTCTCGGAACTAGAGTGAGTATTAAAAATCTCAATACCGTCAAACTCTACATACTCTGAGCGTAGAATAAGGGGTGCTGCCGCGTCTGCATATTTTAAAGAATAAGGTGAACCTGCTGGATTTTGTCGAAACAATAAGCCGTAGCCGTCTCCGGTTGTAAATCCGTCAACATCCATCTGTGTCGTATCATTACCACCCGCACCGTCCATCAATATTAGATAGTTATTACCATCACTAGGTAAATCGGCTGCTTCCGCTGCTAAGAATACTGCGCCCGAAGCATAGGCCGCTGTCGTTCCCGTTGTTCCGTTTGTTGTTCCGTCACCGCCTGCTGAGTTAGTATTAACATAAAAAGTAATTTCAGACATTAAGCTAGATCACTATCAGTAAATGCTATCAATTTGTCATCTATTGAGGGGTCGAGATTATCATCCACTACCTTTTTTCTAATGTAAGTCTTAACCACTTTCCAACTTTCTGCTATCTCCCTAGTTTCCGCCATAATTTCGTACTGATCTGCGGAAATAATGCTGACTGGCACCCTCCATTCTCTAATCCTAATCAGAATCTTACTAGCTACTTGCCCTTCGTCAATCTCTAGCCCTGAATTAACATAGTCAGGATCGTCTATTTGTATCGAAGTAAGAAGCACCCGTTTTAATTTCTGCAAGCCAATGCTATCTGGTATGCCTGTTATATTAATGTGACCTAGCCGACCTGTAGGGCTTGGCGATTGCGTTCTACTAGTTTCGACAATATCAATAATGTCTCCAACGCCATAAGTTGACGCGGCTTTTTGCGGGTTATAGCTTAAATCATGCGTGGGAGCCATTATCATCACAACTAATGTGTAAGCGTTTGACATTAATCCTGATCTCTCGGTTTAACCCTGCGCTCTGTGTGCTTGATATCCCAGTAAAATTTGGCGCATTGCAATACTGAAGTTATTATGCAAGTAATAATTCCCGCGATTGCTGCCCACTGATTAATTGACAACCCGCCAATCAATATTCCTGATGTGCCGATAAGGTAGCCTACTGTTGGGGGGATATTTTCATCCATGCTATTACTTCCTGTCTTTGTTTGCGCTGCTTCGTGTAGTGCCGACCCAATAAGCTATTGAAGTCATCCAAGCGGCAACAATTTGCCCTATCAGCATGTTAATCATTTGGCTATTTCCTTCTGGTATCGGTTCAAATATAAGCGCTACACTGATTAGTGTAA